CGCCAACATAGCCAAAGTCACGAAACCAGCCATAGTTTCTTGAAAAGGCAACCATTCGGTTATTGTAGAATGCTATTCCCTGAGTTGGGTTAGTGTTGGAACTATCAACAACAGTACCATCATCACGGATAACAGAAATACCACCATCAGTCCCCACTGCAATAGTAGGCACAGGAAGCCCAGTCGCAGGGTCAATCGGGGCGTTGGGTAGCACGGTCATGGCTACGTCGTTGACTGCGGAGTTTACTATGGTGCGACTGGCTGGGTTTCTAGTTGGCAAGTTGTTAGTTTTGCCGCCAGAGTTAGCAGGAAGGCCATAACCACCAAAAGCAGTGCTATTTGACAAACGTCCGACGACATCTCCAGCGAAATCAATGTAGTTCAGTCCATCCGTATTGTAGGTCCCTTTCTGACCAAACCACATAAATCCGTTTTTTGCAGCCAAAGAGGTTACAGTATCTCGCTTAAACCACGAGTGGTCAAAAGTTGGGCTATCCGCTTGTGGATAAATAGCCCACATAGGCAGCGCAGGATCATCACCATCGTAGATCGTGACCTTTGCAGCCTCAGCCACAATCACAGCAACCGCAGGGAACTCACGGCGAGAACCACGGGTAGCAGTGTTCAGTGTCTCATTGTACCAGCTAGTGCCTTGTGTCCGCTTACGCCATGCACCGCCATCGCTGTCCTTGCTTGTGTCGTACACGAATACGTCAACGGCTGTGACGCCTTTGGTCTCAGCAATAGCATCTAGATCAAAGCCAGTCAGGGCAGCGGCAGTGTTCGTTGCCGATGTAGCAGCAGTCTCAGCAGCCAGCTTGTGCAGGCTGGCAGTATCACGAGCATCTTGGGCCTGTGTGGCAGCAGATTGTGCATCAGCAACGTCACCTACGATAGACGCAGCACTTACCGCAGCTTCTGAAGCAGATGTGGCGGCAGATGTGGCGCTGCCTGCGGCTGCCGTAGCAGACGTGGCGGCATTAGTCTCAGATGTCGCCGCAGCAGTTGCCGACGTTGCCGCGTTGGTCTCTGATGTGGCTGCGGCCGTCTCAGAAGCTGCGGCTGCCGTTTCGGAAGCTGCGGCGGCTGTTTCGCTCGCTGATGCGGCAGTGGCGCTTGCGGCGGATGCTGTGGCGCTTGTGCTGGCCGCTGACGCGTCCGTAGAGGCACTGGAGGCGCTGCCAGAGGCTGACGTCGCGGATGTGGCTGCATTGGTGGCCGAGGTGGTTGCTGCGGCCGCTGACGCGGCTGCCGCTGTCTCGCTGGCCGAGGCTGCCGTGGCTGATGTGGCTGCTGCTGATGCCGAACCGCTCGCGGCTGTCGCAGAAGACGCAGCCGATGATGCCGAAGCGCTCGCGGCTGTGGCCGACGTGGATGCTGCGGACGAGCTGCTTGCTGCGGCTGCGGCGCTGCCTGCAGCTGCCGTGGCAGATGTGGCCGCTGCGGCCTCGCTTGCCGCTGCGGCGTCTTTGGACGCCTCTGCCTGCTCTGCGTAGTTTTCTAGGTTGTCAGTGTCAGTCGGGCTGGTCATGCCAGCCTTTTGATCCCAAGTTGTCGTTGCCATTAGCGTGGAACTCCCATTTTGAGCGGGCCAGAGTGCTTGCCGCGTTCGCTCTCGCGACGCAAAGCCTCAACGGCGTTCTGATATAGCGCCGCCCACACTTGAATGCGGGGGTCGTCTTTTAGGTATGGGGCCGAGTGAACAAGCGCCCCGTAGAGGTAGACGTCTGGCGCATAAGTCAGAACCCAGTTCGTCGGCTCTGCATCTGTCAGCGCTGGGGTGCGTGCGTAATACTGAAGCGACAGCGTGTAAGTGCCTTCTGGCGCGGGATAGAACTCAATCTGATCGGCTGTCATTCTAAAGTAGAGCGGCTTGCCTGCGGCTTGGCCGCGTTGCTTGCGATCCTGCATGTCTGCGACGGATACTAATTCGAGGCCCGTGCCGTCGCCCAGCGATAGCCCCTGAATCTCCATGAAGTCAGTCGGCAAGTTCTCATATTGCTCGTCAAGCGTAGTCTCGACGCGTTTCTCCTGCCGCCAGTGACGGATGTCGCGATCCATCTGCGCCTCTGCCAGCGAGATAAATGTCGGCACGACTGACGACAGGTCATCGCGGTTGAGGAAGTCAGCAATGGCCGCCTTCAGCTCTGTGTATGTTGTAATTGCCATTTAGCTCACCACTTCGCCTTGTCTTTGCGTCCATGTTCCGCGCGGATTTCTGTTTTGCGCCTGTTGCGCTCTTGTCGCCCATCGAACATTTTCAATTTCATAATGGCCATTAGTGTTTATCCTATCAAGCGTATGGTCTTGTGGCCGAAAACCGATTGCGTCGACCAAGTCCTGCAGCGATGCAATCCTAAATTCAACACCTTCATAGCACGGATGGTGCTCTTTCCCAAGTTTGCATCTCCGCTTGGCTTTGTAAAAAGACCGCCTTGTGTATTCGGCCTCTGGGTTATTGGAGACGCCAGTCCCCCTCCTTGGGTGCGGCTTCTCGCTAAATCTTGTCTTGTTCCTGCAAGGCTTGCAGTAAAGCGCCCGCCCTTCGCGCTTTGCCTTTCTGACAACATCACCGCGCACCTCCCTTTGCTGACAGCAATGCGGGCAGGTGGTTGTAACTTTCAAATTTCCATTGGGCATGAGCCATTCCCTCACTATACGACAGGAACGCATTAGCACCAATTAGAAGTATTGTCCACTTAACCTTATCAGCCCAAAATGCCGCAGACATCTTGCCCTTGGCGATGTTCTTTGCGTGACGCGCCTTGAACGCCTTATTGCGTGCAGAGCCGTCAGGCGATCCCTTCACGCCCTGCTGCCCGAAGCGAATGGTCTTGGTCTTGTCGCCCTCTTTGGCGACGACAACGTGAGACTTCGTCTTGTGGCTCGGCGTGCGCTTGGGCTTATTATACGCCGAAACACCTGCTCTGGCCAGCTTTGGATCTTTTGGCATCACAGTGTTCCACTTCGCGTCCTGAAGGCTCTGTTCTCAGACTTGTTCAGCCACTTCTTGAGGGCTTCTGGGTCGTCGGCAATGCCTTGCTTCTTCAGCTCATAATACACGGAAAGCGGGATGGAGGCCACCTTTGCATGCTCGCCCCATTTTCCCGACACATCGTTGTACGATCGCTTGTTTGCTTCGATAATCTTGGTGCTGTCCTGCACAGTCTCAACGACGTATTCGCCGTTGCCTTTGACGTGCCAGTATTTCGTGATGCCTGCTGCATCGTCGCGGCTGAAAAGTCTCTTCATGTCTTCCCCCAGTAGTGAATGGGGCGACCGAAGCCGCCCCACCATTTTTACGATACGTTCAAGTCAGCGATGAGGCCGTGTGCGGCTTCGTTTGAGACTTTCAGACCAACTTCAGTGATGATCATCTTCTTCTCTGCGTCGCCTGTTTTGGCAAGGTCAACAGACTGGACTGGACGCAGAACCGCGACTGACGCGTATTCTGGGTCCAATGCCCATGCGTCCCGCTCCCGAGAGAAGCGATTGGGGACTACAGTTAGGGCCCCAAAATCACTGAGATACACGTCAGCAGCGCCGATGATTGTTGTTGGGCCGTCTGTTGGCGCTTGGTAGCGCTGAGCCGCGATGCCTGCGAAGCCAGACACAACAGTTTTGTTGTATGGGCCAACCATCAGAACCGATGGGTTGCCGCCTGACGTGTAGGCTTGCTGCATGACGTCTTTGAGCATCGCTTCTGTGAAGTCGCGCTGCGTGCCGTCGTTGCGTGCGTCTGAGCCGTCAACCGCTGTTGGGTCTGTGCCGTCGCCAGCTTTGTTGGTGTTTGTGGCAATCCACGCGCCGAGACCCGCTGTTACGCGGCCCGCTGAAGAAGAACCTGCTGAGCGAGCTGTATTGCCCGTGAGCATTGCCTCAACATCGCGTTTGATTTCCTTGCCGCGCTTGGCCATCTGGTACGCAATTTCGTCGTTACGGCCAGCAAGGTCTTGCGCTGAAAGGTTGTCCGACACAGCAAGCGTTCGACGTCTGATCTGGCAATAGTTGCCTACGCGCACTGTCGCGGCTGTGCTGTCGAATGATGTGACGTCATCGCCGTCGATGATGGCGGTTGTGTCGACATCAGCCAAGCTGTCTGTCTGCCACTCGAAGAATGTGT